GGGAACTGTCCGAATCCTCGACCTTGGTACAAATATTTTGCCTTTTGCTCGTAAGACTCAGTTCCAGAGTTTTTAGGGTGTATTCGAGCAAGTTGGTAAGGCTGGGTAGTTATGGCAAAGAGGCATAGATTTAAAGGAAAACAGCCTAAAGAGGTGCTAGCTGCTGCGCGAAAAATTCAAGAAAAGGTTTTTAAAGAAGCAGTTCCTGTGCTGGATCGACAGTTCACAGAAGAAATTCAAAGTGTCCAGTGGGGCTGGCCTAGGGAAACAAAGCGTAAAAATGGGAGAACCGTCAATACACCCAGAGATATTGTTGATACTGGTGACTTAATGCGAAGTCAGCAGAATAGAAAACTCAATAATTTCACTTGGCGTTGGGTATGGGATGTGGAGTACTCCTCTGTCGTTCATAACGGCGCTGTTTTGAAGCGAGGAGGCAATTATCCCGCCCGTCCATGGACTAAAACTGCTGAAAGAGTAGTCAAGCTAGATGATTTCCTATCAGATATTATTAGGAGAGAGTTGAATGGCTAGTGTTACTCAAATACGCTCCATCATTGACTCCCAAATAGGGTCATTGTTGGGGACTTATACCCTACCCAATGACGCTCAAATCCCCGCCCTTTGGGTTCGGGGTTCGCAGCAAATTCCGAAGGACTGGACTGTCAATGGCATTGAGTGTGTGATTGATGAAGTTCCAGACACCACGAATTCCCCGACTTTATCTAAGGCGGTTTTTCTAAACAAACTCTGGACGGTCACACTCACGTCTTTTGACGAAGCCACCACTTTAGAAAGTCCAAGGCTGCTTCTTTTCCGCGTTTTTCCTGATATTACGAACGTGGTGTATTCACCTCAAACTGATATCTCGTTTGAAACGCTGAAAATCCAAATCCCCGATTACTCAATTCTTAGTGAGATAAGCTAATGGCACAACTTCCAGGCGGTGCGTTTGCAAAGGGAAGGGACCGCATTGTGCGGATCGCTGACCCAGGCGGCACCCGACTTACCCCTGCCTCCCACGGCAGTGGCGTCATCAGCGGCACCTACACAAGTCCCGCTTCAGCGACCATGCTGAATTTCAAGGGTCTGACACAAGCAGAATTCAGCCCTTCACCTACCTCTCAAGAGTTCTTCCTGTTGGGAGATAGCGGCTATAGAGATTCTGTGGGTGTTACCCAAGCCGGTGAGCTTGCATGCACCAGCTTCTTTATCAACAGCCTTAATGGCAGTGGTGAAGCTCAAGGCGACGTTGACCCAACTCTGACCTTGGTGCTGAACGCTGAGTCCGACCCCGACGTTGAAATCTACGTCGAGATGTTGACTTTGCTTGGTCAAGACTCCAGCTCCAACTTCCTGTATTTCACCCGTGCGTTCCAGGCATGTGTGACTGACGTTTCGGAAGCAGCCCCTAGTGACGGCCTGATTGAGTACAGCTGGACCTTCCAATCCAGAGGAGAAGTCTTTGTCGGCACTCTGAACAACAGCACATCTGAAATCGATATTTACGCCTGATGCAAGCTGAACTGCTTACTTCAGCTAATAAGCAGTCTTTCTTCATTAATTGCAAGGTCAAGGGTGATTTACTGGTGGTAGGGGCAGTTTTTATCGCTGCTTCTACTGCTTCGCCTTTGGAACTTGTATCGGATGAAGGTGCTAATTTAACTGTAGAAATTCCTTCAGACGCCGTTAATCAGCCCAAGGGTGTTGTTGCGGCGGATACATCTTTTTACATAGTTTCATGAGTAAGTATTCAAAGATCTTTTTTGGTCAGAAGAAGTACCACGAAATCAAACCGTTTCGCTTCCCTGTCTACAACGACCTTGTAGCGGGAGAGATTGAGGGTATTGAGGAAACTGCTAAGAAGCAGGCAAACAATACGTACTCAATGTTGAAGATTGCCAAGTCAGTGGCAACAAAGCAGGACATCCCTGTGCAGGAAGCACTTGATGCCCTTGCTGACATGGAGAACAATCAAGATTTGCTGTTCGACTACGTCGATGAGCTGGCTGAAATCCAGTCGCAGGGTCAGTCAGTCAGTGAGATGAAGATCGAGACCGTGACCTTGTTCATGCGTTATCGAGCTGAACTGAAAGACAAGGGCAAGTGGATCCAGCTTTCTGATTGGGAGATGGACGACACCCGCGAAATGCCACGCAGGCTTCTGGACGAGATTTTTGAATTCGTCGATTGGGAGCGCAACGGTTGGCCTGAAGAGGGCGACGACGAAGATGATGAAGAGGATTCTTCGGGAAACTAACTGACGAGGCAGCCAACGAACGTATTGCCTTTCTGAGGGAGTACCTGGCTACCTCGCCACTTGATCTGCTGAGTTTATATACAGAGTTCCGTGCCACTCCTGGAGGTTCTGACATTGGTGTAGATGCCTTTGTCAGGATGCCCCTGAAGCTGATTCATGAGTTGATTCGACTTGGTGGTGAACGTGACAAGCGGATGGCGAATATTAATTCCGTTACTACAGCACGTTTAACCGGAATTATTCTTGCGATTGCCCAGAGCTTCTCTAAGAAAAAGTCTGCTGCACCTTCAATTGATGGGTTCTTGCCATTCCCGCTTGACGAAGATAATGCATTTATGATTGAAACCAAGGAAGTTTACAAGAAACTAATCGCACAGAGAAAGTTGCCCCTGCATGTAATTGCAGATTTGAATAAAGTAATCAGTCCTTGACGATAAACTTAAATTAAGGCGAGGAGTGTAAGTGGCAGACAACAGGTTTGAATACGACTTAGTTGTCAACGCCAGTAAGGCGATAGCAGAGACTGCGAAATTTGCTAAAGCCCAACAGAAGGCGATAGATAAAATTGTCAAGAAAAATGGAAAATTAGATAGAACATTAGTTCTTCAGCGTAAAGAGCTAGCAACTGCTCGCAGGGAATTTGCAAAATATTCAGAAGGAAAGCACAAAGATGCTTTAGCGGCAGATGCTGCTGCACATAAGCACAAACAATTAACCAAAGAAATTGCCAAGACGACGGATAAGATCCGCAAGGGCAAGCGCCAGATTGCCGAGCATCGCCGGGAACTAGAGAAGCTCCAGAGAACAGCGGAAAAAGGTATAAATATTAAGGCAAAGCCGCTTGCCAATCAATATCGTGGCCGAATAGGCCCCATGCCTGCTGATGCCCCAATGATGGGGCCTGGCTTTGCAGGTTCGCGTGGTTTCCTTGGTCAACAAGGCGCTAGAGCGGGTCTAGCGCGTAGAGCACAAAATCTGCGAGTGCAATCATCAGCAGCTTTTTCCGCTCTTGGTGGTGCGGCTGGTGGTGGTGGACTTCTAGCGCCTTTGGGGTCTGGTATTGCTTTGCAGCAATCAGTTTCAGGCGCTCTTGACCTAGATAGTCAGCGCAGAAAGCTCAAGTTGCTCAGCGAGCAATATGGCGAGTACGACCAGATTCTCAAGATTATTGATAACAGTTCCAAGACCTTCAATAAATCACAGAGAGAGGCGACAACTGAATTTGCGAATGTTTTCGCTCGCTTAAGGCCGCTTGGTGTCGAGCTGCATTCAATCAAAGGTGTCTACGAAGGCTTTAACACCGTTGCAATTGCTAGTGGTGCCACGTCGAATGCCTCACGGATCGCTTTCATGCAGCTTGCTCAGGCCATTGGTTCTGGTCGATTGGCTGGTGATGAATTCCGCTCAGTCTCTGAGCAAATTCCTGGCGTTTTGATCCCCATTGCTAAGGAGATGGGTGTCACTGTCGGAGAGCTAAAGGAACTGGGCTCTGAAGGCAAGATCACCTCAGATGTACTGATCAACGCTCTGGGTAAAGGCGTCAATATTTCCAAAGAAGAAATCAAGGCGTTCCTCGCAGAACAACCCGCTCAAAAATTCAAAGCGTTGGGTAACGCTGTATCTGATTTGGGTGTGGTTGTCGGTGATGTGCTTTTGCCATTGTTATTGCCCCTTGTTGAGGGTTTGACAGATGCGCTGCGCTTTATTACGGAGCTGCCTGCACCAATCAGGAATGTAATTGTAGTTGCAGGCACTGCTGCTCTTGCAATTACTGGGCTTGCAGTTGCTTTCAAAACCCTTGGTCTAGGGATCGGTGTCAAGTTTGTTGGATCGTTAGCTGCAACGGCCTTAGGCATCAAAGGCATGGGTGTTGCTGCTGCATTGGCAATGCCCAAGCTCCTTCTGTTGAAGAAGGTGATGATCGCTCTAGGGAATATTGGATTTATTGCTATTGGCGTAAATATTGTCATTAATGGCCTAGACAAGCTCCGACAACTAGAGGCCCGCTTTGACACTCTCGGCGGAGGAACAAAACAGTTCATCCAGGATATCGGCGGTTCTGCGCTCTCTGTGCAAGAAATTGATGCCAACTTAAAAACTAATCGTCAGGCACAGAAAGATCTTCAAGATGAAATTGACGGCATACGTTTTCCACTCTTAACTGGCAACGATGAGGCCGCAAGGGGGCAACTTCTTCAGGTTCAGGCCCGAGAGCAAGCGTTATTGCAACTAAGAGAAGGCGCTAGGTTCAAAACCCCAGAAGATCGTGCAACGGCAGATGCTGCGCGGGCTAAGGCCAAACTTGAGGCTCAACTCAAAGAAAAGGGCGGGGGCAAAGACATCGAAGGTCAACTCGCCAAAGCAAATGCCGACAATGCTCTTCGCTTAACCCAGAAGAGGGCTCAGATTGCTCTACAGGTTGCGCGTGATGAGTACAAGCT